CAGTGGTATGAAAGGCAGTTTTATTATACCTTCATAAACTAATCTAAATAAATAAAAACTTTTCACAATGTCTGCTATTATAACAGATCAGATTAGAATATTAAATGCGAAGAATTTCGTAGCAGGTATTGGTGCTACAAGTAATTCGTATTATTCTTTCATTGGTTTACCAAATCCTACAGATTTTCAGAGTGATTGGGATCAGTCTCCTCCTGCTCCGAAAGATAATTTTGATCAGGAAAATCAATACTGGGATACTATGATGGCATTGAAGAAAATCAATGCAGATGATGTTAGGCAGGTAGTAAGAAAAAGAACTTGGTCATCAGGTACAATCTATGATATGTATCGTGATGATTATAGTAGCTCAAATAGAGCAAAAATTTCTGGAGCAACTAATTTATATTCTGCATCATATTATATTTTAAATAGTGATTTTAGAGTATATGAGTGTTTACAAAATGGAACTGATCCTGATAATCCAAATGGAAAACCATCATTAGATGAACCTACTTTTACTGATCTAGAACCTAGATCTGCTGGTAGTAGTGGTGATGGATATATTTGGAAATATCTTTACACAATTAAACCAAGTGATATTGTAAAATTTGATTCAACAGACTTTATGCCAGTTCCTACTGACTGGTCAACATCTTCTGAAAATGCTTCAGTAAGAGATAATTCTGTTGATGGTTCTCTTAAAATAGTTACAGTAACTAATAGAGGAACTGCAATTGGTAATACTGCAACATCATATACTAATGTTCCTATTAAAGGAAACGGAAGTGGTGGTCAATGTACAGTTGTTGTAAATAATGAATATAAAATTGATTCAGTAACAATTACAAATCAAGGATCTGGATATACATACGGCTCTGTTGATTTAGAGTCAGGTGGAGTTCCAACAGGAACAGAAATTCCAACTTTTGACGTAATTATATCACCTCAAGGTGGTCATGGTTTTGATATCTATAGAGAATTAGGTGCATTTAATGTATTACTATACTCTCGTATCGAAAATGATACTGAAAATCCCGATTTTATAACAGGTAATCAAATAGCAAGAGTTGGTGTTGTTGAAAATCCAAAAGTTACAGCAAATACGTTATTAACATCAGATAAAGCAAGTGCTGTTCCAGCCTTAAGACTTACAGGTGTTGGGTATAGTTCTGCAACTTTTACTCCAGACACTTTAATTAAACAAACTATTGGAACTGGGCAAACCGCCGTTGGAAAGGTTATTAGTTATGACACTAATACTGGAGTTTTAAAATATTGGCAAGATAAATCACTTGCTGGTTTTACTACAGTTGGTGTTGCGATTACAAATCCTACATACGGATATGAATCATTACAATTTACTAGCACTCCCTCTGGTGGTGGTAGTTTAACTATTGTTCCAGATTCAGGGACAAACTCGAATTTAGGTATCGATACTGTGTTTAGCGGTATCTCGACTGTAATAAATAATAGGACATATAACCTTGGTCAATCTTTCGTAAGTGGGATTGCTGGTCCTGAGGCTAAAAAGTATTCAGGAAACATAGTATATGTTGATAATCGTCCTTCAATAACTAGGTCGGTGAATCAAAAAGAAGATATCAAAATCATTTTGCAGTTCTAAGAAATCATGCCACAGCAAACGAATTTAAACGTATCGCCATATTTCGACGACTTCGATGCATCAAATGATTTTCATAAAGTGCTATTCAAGCCTGGATATGCAGTTCAGGCTCGTGAATTATCGACATTACAATCAATATTACAAAATCAGGTAGAAAAATTTGGTCAACATTTTTTCAAAGAAGGATCAAAAGTAATACCTGGTAACATTACATATAATCAAATATATTATTCAGTTCAACTGAGCAATACTTATCAAGGGGTTCCTGTATCTGCGTATGTAGATCAATTGGTTGGTAGAAAAATTACAGGATCTAAATCAGGAGTTACAGCTTTTGTAGATAAAGTTTTACTTGCAGAAAACTCAGAAAAGGGAAATCTAACTCTATACATTAATTATCTTACATCAAATACTCAAAATAATTCAACACAAACATTCTCTGATGGTGAAGATATTACATGTAACGAGACAATAGTATCTGGACTATTGGGAAATACTTCAATAACAGCTGGTAGCCCAATAGCAACAACTGTTCCCAATGATTCCACTTCTACAGGATCATCATTTTCAATACAAGATGGTGTTTATTTTATCAGAGGTAATTTTGTAAATGTTGAAAAAGAAACTTTAATTCTTGATCAGTATGGAACAAATCCAAATTATAGAGTTGGATTATTTGTTAATGAAGAAATAATTAACTCTGATATGGATGAAACTCTGAATGATAATTCTCAGGGATTCAATAATTATTCTGCACCAGGTGCTGATAGATTAAAAATATCAGTTAGTTTATTTAAAAAATCCTTATCTGATTTTAATGATGATAATTTTGTTGAATTAGCTGTTATTGAAAACGGAGTTTTAATATCAAAAAGAAAAGGTACTACTAGTAATGGATCTATTTTTGCAAAAGATTTACAAGATTCTCTGGCAAAAAGAACTTATGAAACATTTGGAGATTATCTTGTAAAACCTTTCGATGTTTCAGTATTAGAATCATTAAATGATAATCAAGGAAATAATGGATTATTTGAATCTGGTCAATTAACTTATGGTGGAGTAACAGCATCTCCAAATGACATGCTGTATAAAATTTCACCTGGAAGAGGATATGTAAAAGGATATGCTGTTGAGACAAATAATCCAATATTTGTAGATTCTATTAAAACAAGAACTACTAAAACTGTAAAAAATCAATCGTTAACTTACAACACAGGTTCTACTTTAGCTTTAAATCGTAATTATGGATCTGCAGAGATTGGTGTTGGTAATACCTATGTTGTTAGTTTAAGGGATACTAGAGTAGGAGCGAATAGCTATGATATACCTGGAAAAGAAATTGGATTAGCAAGAGTATATGATTTTAAATTGGAATCTGGATCTTATAGCACATCTAATTCAAATTTAAATAGATGGGATTTGAGTCTATTTGATGTTCAAACAACAACGGAACTTACAGTTAATCAAGCAACTACATTAACTGTTCCAACATTTGTTAAAGGTGCTCAAAGCGGTGCGACTGCTTTCTTAAAAGATGCAGTAACAACTGGTGTAGCATTAACAGTATATGAGAGACAAGGAGAATTTAGTCCAAATGAACCGTTAATATTTAATGGAGAATCTAATGGTAGAATCGCTATTGCGATTACTAATCATACAATTTCTGATGTTAAATCTGTTTATGCAACTGATAATGGATTAGTTGGTATTAATACTTTTAGTGCAGACGTAATTCCAACAATAAAAGCATCAATTGGAATAGCTTCTGTTACTGCTGTATCTGCTAATATCAGCACTGTAACAAGCACAAATACTTTATTCCCCTCATCAGTTAAAGTGGGAAATTTAGTTCAATTTAGTAATTTAGCAAACTCTGAAGATCCTACACTTGCAAAAGTAATTAGTGTAAGATCTGATTTAATTACTATTCAAGGTGTTCAAAGTGTATCTGGTATTTGTAACGGAGTTTTACCATCAAGTAATATTGATGTAAGTGATTTAACAATTCAATCTACAGATTTACAAGGTGGTGATGATACTTTATTCACATTCTTACCTAAACACAACATTGCAACTGTTGATCTGACAAATGCATCAATTGTAATAAGAAAATTATTTACAATTAATATTACAAATAATGAAATAGATGGTGGTACTATTCCAACCGCAGGAGAAAATGAGACTTTTTTACCATTTGATGAAGAAAGATATTCTCTAACAAGATCTGACGGAACTACTGAGGTTTTAACATCTGATAGAGTTCAATTTGTAACTGGTAGTGGTGGAAGACAATTACAAATATTTAATTTAGGAGCAAATGATACTGGTGCTACTCTTACTGCAACTTTAACTAAAGATAAACCAAAAGCTAAATCAAAAATACGAAATAGAGTTCAATCAATTCTTATTGATAAATCAAAAAATGAAGGATCAGGAATAGGTGCTACAACATTAAATAATGGACTTACTTTTGGTAATTATCCTTTTGGTACAAGAGTTGAAGATAGTATAATATCTTTAAATACACCAGATATTGTTAACGTACATGGCGTATTTGAATCTTCTGATACTAACACACCATCTGCTCCTAAATTAACACTATCATCCATTTTAAGTGCTTCTACTACAACAGAAGAATATATTGTAGGAGAAATATTAACAGGACAAACTAGTGGAGCTTCTGCTATTGTTGCAGAGAAGTTATCTAGCACTCAAATATCTGTTCTGTATAAAAATACCAATGTATTCAAAGAAGGAGAATTAGTAACATCAGCAGAATCAGAATTTTCTGCTACTATAACCACTTTGAATTCACCTAGTTTTGATGTTACTCAAAATTATGTCTTTGATAATGGACAAGAGGGAACTATTTACAATTATGGTTCTATTGAAAGAAAGACTGATGCAGATTCTCCAACCAAAAAAATACTTGTTTATTTTGAAAGTGGTTCATATGAACCAACAGATACTGGGGATATAACAACTGTAGAGTCATATGATACTTATAGGTATGATAGAATACCTAGTTTTAATTCTATGAGCAATTCTGATATCATTGATATTAGACCAAGAGTTTCTGATTTTTCTATTGCTGAAGGATCTAGGTCTCCATTAGAATTTTTGGGTAGAATATTTGATTCTACTGGTAACTCAGCTGCTAATGTTTTGGCATCTGATGAAACAATACAGACAACATATTCTTACTATCAAGGTAGACTTGATAGAATCTTTATTAATAAAGATTCTGAAATTCAAGTAAAATATGGAACACCAGCAGATAAACCAGATCTCCCTACTGCTGTTGATAATGCTTTAGAAATAGCTCAATTAACTTTACCACCATACATTTATGATGTAAAAGATATTTCAATTGAATATTTGAAATATAAAAGATTTAAGATGAGTGATATTAAAGATCTTGAGGATAGAGTTAAGAGTTTAGAATACTACACTACTTTATCAATGTTAGAAAATACAACTTCTAACATGTTTATTCCTGACAAGGATGGATTTAATAGATTTAAATCAGGATTTTTTGTAGATAATTTTACAACAATATCAGCTCAAGACACTGCTTTTACAGCTTCTATAGAGAACAGTATTGATTTAACTCAACAATCTTTACGTCCTAGACATTATACAACATCTCTAGATTTAATTCCTGGCCCTGTTGTCAATACAGATTCAACTACAGACAATAATTTTTCTCTAGTAGAAGGTATTAATGTAAGAAGAACAGGTGATATTGTTAGTTTAGATTATGCTGAAGTTGAATATATTAAACAATCATTTGGAACTAGAAGTGAAAGTGTAACTCCATTCATGATTAGTTTTTGGCAAGGAACTGTTGAATTAAATCCAGCAACTGATAACTGGGTAGATACTGTTAGATTAGAAGCTAGAGTTATTAATCAAGAAGGTAATTTTTCTTCTGTTCTTGCTGATGCTCAAGCTCGTCTTGGTGTTGATCAAAATGGATTTGCAGGGACTATATGGAATGCATGGCAAACTAACTGGACTGGTGGAACCACTACAACTGAAAGAAGAGTTAACAGAGGAACTACCTTTAGACAGCACAGTCATGATGGTGGTATGTCTGGAAGAAATATCTGGACTACAACTT